CTTCGGGAACATACCAATTTCCTTATATGTGTGATTCACCACAACCATAGGAATATCCTTGATGGTTAAGTGCGGCGTGCACATACGGAACAAACTCTTGAGCTGCTTGGCACGAGTCATGTCCGCCACACTCTTGCCTTCTAATGCATCCTCGACTTCCTTCCGAGAAGCCAAATTGCCAACACTATCAACAATAATAATAACATGTTCACCTCGTTCAATACCATTGATTTGTGACATCATATCATGCTTCAGTTGCTCAATATCAGTAATAGGCGTGTGAATCACACGGTCGGTATCAATACCGAAGCTCTTGAAGTATCCTGCGGGCGCACCAAACTCTGAGTCATAAAATAGAATCACGGCGTCCTCATACTTTTCCATGTAGGACTTGGCAAGAAGCATGGCGAATGCTGTCTTGAAGTGCTTTGAAGGACCAGCAAACACGGTCAAGCCGGGAGTTAATCCTCCATCAAGACGACCTGATAGTGCAACGTTAATCATCGGGACAGGCGTTTGAATCATGTCCTTGGCAGCAAAAAACTTGCTTTCTGTTAATACTTCAGTTTCACGAATGGTGCTATTCTTTCTCAATTTATTCAATAATGACATGTTTTCTCCTTAGAATAAGTCATCTAATGTTGCCACGGGATTTACATTCCAACCTAAACAATCCATGACAGTTTGCATAGGTTCTAGGAAACTCTTTTCAAACATCGTAGTATAATCAACATACTTATGTAAGTCAAGTTCTTTTGGTAATTTGCCAGAGAAGGCAACGCTATTCTCACGAATAGGATTCGGCTCCTTTAAATACAGATATTTAATTTTGTCGCCTTCTTTAATTAATTCATACTTCTTGTCCAGCTTCTTTGCCTTGACATGATGATTATATAGAAGAGCGCCACGAACGTGCAAAGGTGTTGCCTTGATGTAAATGGATCCATGCGATGAATACTTCGCCAAATTATTTGCACTACGAGGGAAGGCAATTTCTTCTGGCGCCATTTGCATGAATTCATTTTCAATTTTAGCAATGAACTCTTGAAGTTCCTGTTCACTAGAACACAACGCCATTTTCACCGCATCACGGAGATACTGTCGGACGCTGCCTGGTGTGCTACTACGAACAATTTCTAACCCTTGAACCTTCAACTTGGGTTCCTTGTAGCGAACACCTTCACTGTCATATACATTCAAAGCATATCGCTTCTTTGCCACCCAGATGGCACGGTCAGCAATTACTTCTCGCTTAAACTCCATCTTGTTCGTATACGCATTGGTCTTGTTCGCAATGTTCTTGCATGCCTTGTCTAACACCTCACGAATCTTTTCTTTACAGAGCTTATCAATCACATCAGTAATTTTATTCTTATCCAGATGACTCCAATGTGTCTGAACCAGTTTGTCCAGAGTTACATAACAACTATCCGTATCGGAATAGAACGTATAGTCTACACCTGTAGTGTTGCATGCCTTGTTAAGAAAGGCATTCAATTCACGACCCACATATTGAATGATATACTGACCAGTCAATGTGATACCTTCGGCAATTCTGTCATCATAGAACCGAAAATATTGATTGGCCCAGGCGCCATATAAGCTATTCAACTGAATCTTTCGAGCCATTTGAATATTGTTATACTTGGAGATGAGCTTGACTTGCTCTGGATCCTTGGTCTTCTCATATTCTTTCTGGGCTTCAATCATCTTCTTCTTGTAGAATACACGCTCGCTGAAAATCTTTTCTACAATTTCAGGAAACAAACCTTGATGGTCATGTGTGTAACAGAAGCCATTTGCTGCCATAGCGACATTTTTCTTTTCCAAATACTCAGAATTATCAAAGTCACTAAGAAGAATGTCCGGCGAACAATCCACAGTAACATCCGTCATGGTCTCAGGACTCATATTGTACTGCATGATGATACTAGGGTATAGTGATGCGGCGTCGAAGCTCACCACCCAATCATATTTGCCTGGAACTGGTTCTTTAACATAGGCACCCGCAATAGTACGTCCTTCCTTGTCTTCCTTTTGTTGAACAATGATGTTCTTGTTCCACAAATGATTATACAGAATACAATCCCAAGTACGTACAGCAGAGAATACATCACTGAAATTACATTTGGCGTCATATGCCATTGTGATGATGAGTTCAATCAACTTCATCTTATCTTCCAAGGCATCCACCAGTTCTACGTCCACAACATTGTATTCAACAAACGCCTGCCAATCTTCAGTATATAACTCTTTAAAAGTTTCATACTTGGATTCCAGCTTCTTACGTCCCAGCTCTTGCTGGGCGATATAATCCAACTTGTAACTTTCTTGTGCCGAGTAAGTAAACTTCTTATACAAATCCAAATAATCCAAACTACTGACACCAAAAATATCCACGGTCAGTAATTCACGACCATTAATAGTGACTGTTCTATCATTTACAATGCGCCATGGAGACAGATCCTTGGCTCTATCTTCTCCAAGAATACGACGAATTCTTTGCAAGAGATATGGCATGTCGAACAACTGTGTGTTCCATCCTGTGATGATATCCGGCGCTGTCATTTGCCAGAAACGAAGGAATGTAGACAATAGATCCGCCTCATCACGACACCGAACATATTCATAATTGTTTCGGTTCGTGATGTGCTTGATATTATCTACATCAAACTTCTTGACACCAAATGTAGTAATCTTCTTGGTATTGTTATCTTGAACAGTAATGAGTAATACTTCTTCGATAGGATTATCAATACTAGGAAATCCATTCTCGGAACCTGTTTCGATATCCAACGTGAGAATGGTCAGTTGACTAATATCATAGTCAACTTCCTCGGGATAATTTTCTGTGATGTATTGATAGGCAAATGATGTGTTGCCGAAAATAGGAAAGTTTTCTACATCTTTATATTTCTTAACAAACTCCTTGGCGTCATTGATATCACCGAACTTGATGGGTTCAAGATCCTCGCCAAACAAACTTTCATACTTGCTTTCCTTGTTTGATTTGATAAACAACGTTGGGCGGAACTCCAGCTTCACGGCATCTTTCTTGCCATTTCTCACCTCTCGGACAAGAATTTTGTTCCCGTATTGCAGCACATTTGTGTAGAAATTTTTCTTCGTCACTCAACCACTCCCGGGTCTTGAATGTTATGATATCCATTTTTCCATAACTGAAGCGTGCGATATATTCGCAACTACTACAGTCATCATAAAATATAATGTCCCCATGAAAGTCTGTCAATGGTGTTAGACGATAACTTTCTGGTATTTTCCTGCTATATCCTTTAAATAAGAAACGAGTTTCATCCTCTACCCATTCCATATCCCATTCTTCTTTATAAATCCGAAAATCGTGCGTTACCAAATATTCATCCAATGCGCATTCCAATGACTTGGTTTGCCATTCATGTAATATGCCACGGCCTGGAATTTCAAACTCAAACCGGATGGTGTCGAATAGTCCCATTAAGGTACCAATTCAATTTTTGATTTCGGGACTACAATACCCTTTCCTGTGATTCGGTTGTAGTCGTTACGTAATTGGTCCGCAGGTTCGGACAAAAGAACAATATGGTTCTTTGGGAAGGAAAACTTCTTGTTGGCTGAAAAAATCATGTAGGGTGCCAAGCCAACACTGTATTGTCCCTGCTGTGTCGGAACAATCATAATCATCAAAGGTGATTCAATTTCAAGCATGTCATCATGAATTGTCACATCACCAATCAAATCTTCGCCAAGGGCGGTCTTTACACAAGTTAATGCCATAATATACTCAATTGTAGGGGTGTTAGGAGGACTACTTAATTATGCAATGTCAATCTTACGTGGCTTCTTTTCTTCTGGAATAATGCGCTCCAACTTAATGGAAAGCACACCATCAACAAGTGAAGCATCACGCACAACTACATCATCAGCGACCGTCCACTTGCGTGTAAAGGTGCGTTTTGCAATACCACGATGAACATATTCCTTTTCATCTTGGTCTTCTTCTGCCTTGGCAGTAATGGTGAGAACACCTTCTGCCAACTCTAGGTCAAGTTCACTGCGCTTGAATCCAGCCACAGCCAATTCGATGCTCCAATTTTCAGCATCATGCTTGACAATGTTATATGGGGGATAATTTCCTGTGGAATTCACAGTTTGGATATCGTGCAAACGATCCCATAGATTATCGAAACCGATAGCCCATGGACCCCCGAGTGAAGCAGTATTGAAAGTATAGGTACGTGTCATAATTCCTCCTTTGAGCGAATGTGTTAGTGATACCCTGTCGGCGTATCTTAGGTTAATTTAACTCCTAACACCCCTACAATCAAGTCTTTATTTATTTCTTTTTTCCAATATTATATTTAGCGACAAGATTCCAATCTTGCTTTTCACCAAATGATAATACTTTAATTTGTGAGAGTGGTGCAGTATCTTCACACATGTCAGGGTTAATGATATCAATCAATCCCCAATCTTCAAGAAGATGTGCCACTGTGTTCCGTCTTTGTAAATCATTTTCAGACAAGTCTGCATGCTTACCATCTAGGGCAAACAACTCCTTGAAATGAACAATGAAATACCGTCCTTGCTTATGCAAGATGTGACAGCTTTGATAGAGTGTTTGATCCTTTCTGGATGCTACACCAATACGTGTCAATGTTTCCCGAACCTTTAGGAAGTCATCTGGATTCACCAATATAACTTCCAATGGTTCATATCCCGGTATAGATGGGATGTTTATTAAATCATGTGCCATGTTTCAATCCACCTGTGTTCAAACGTTCCTTAATTGTGAGTAACTGTTCAGGCGATAAGATACGTAAGGCTTGTTGTGCTTTCTCAGTATTATACTTATAGTACTGTTTCACCACTTCAAGGTCTTCGACTTTCTCAGCCTTTAACCATTTGTTAAATCTCTTTCGAGGTCTAATGGTATTTATAAGGAAGTCAAACTGCAGGCGCTTTTCCACGTGGGGACGGCTGTTCATTTCATTAGCTGCAATGACAGTATCCGCCCCAAAACTCAAACTTTTATTGATGATGAACGGATTATATTGTTTCTCGCTCCAGTCATCGACGATAAGATTTTCTTTTGTATAATGAATGGCATTCACAAAATCAAACGGACTGATTTTTGCCATCTTATATTCTTCAACAACTTCTTCAACTACAACTTCTCCATCCAAATTGGTCATGACTTCATCTCACAACTTGCCATGATTTCAGTCAAGCAAGCCACAAGATTGATTTCAGCATCAGCTACGAATGCCGCCTTGTACTGATAATCAGCCAAGAGCAGCACCAACTGGGGGACTTGAACCACTTCAGTAAGAAGGATATCGTACAACTTTCGGAATAGAACATTAGGATCATTATCTAGATTATTCACAACCCATGTTCGCATCTTCTTGAAGTCCTTCTCACGAAGTGCATTCAATAACTCCTTCAAATTATCTTCCACGATATTGCTGAGAATACCAGCGTCGATGGTTCCTGAAGAAGAATATCTCTGTAGTTCATTTAGTACACGACGATAATCAGGGAAGTGTTTGTTCAACAACTCAGCCACAACCTTGTTGTCAAACGTAACATTTTCCTGTTCGAGAATTTCAGTTAGCCGCTTGAAGAACTTTGCGGCAACCTTCGGCTTATCTTCCTTGTTCAACTTGAAATCAATCACAGTAGTCCGACTATGAAGTGGCGGAATGATTCTGTTCTTGTAATTACAAGTGAAAATGAACCGGCAATTCTTGCTAAACTCTTCAATGAAACCACGAAGAGCAGGCTGTGTAGAATTTGGATTCAGATAATCCGCTTCATCAAGAATCACAACCTTGACCTTACCAGCCAATGATACGGTACTGGCAAAGTCCTTAATCTTGGTTCTTAGAACGTCAATACCAGATTCTTCTGAACCGTTAATGATGATGTAATCACACCCTAGTTCCTCACACAAGGCGCGCGCAATTGTTGTCTTGCCTGTGCCGGCTGTACCGGAAAGCAACATGTTCGGAATGTTGTCTTGTTCAACAAACTCCCGAAATGTTGCCTTCAATGCATCTGGTAAAATACAATCCGACACCTTACGAGGACGATACTTCTCAACCCAAAGAAACTGCTCACGATTTGCTTCCATAATATGCCTCGTTAGAAATTTAACATTTGCCTTAACTTCTTTTCCTCACGCTTATTATAACTATCTACAATGGTTATATTATTCATTTGCTTCAATAATGTTTTAGTAATTTCCATTACTGTATCAAAATCATTCACACGAAATTCAATAGGACCATATTCTTCAACTTCAATTAGAAGAGTCATTTTTCCGGTGAATTTCAAATTCATATTACACCTTAGATGTAGTGTCGGCTGCAATGAGATATGTTAAATCACGATTCAAACATTCAAAAAAGAATACCAGTACCTTGCCTGACTTGGCAACGGCATGTGCCACCCGAACATTATAATCATCAGGCACCACCTTGAAGCTATCAATGTTCATCTTCACATTGAACACCTGGTCATTTTCTCCGAGAGGGAGCTTATATGAATGAGATGTACTATTCTTCGGATCATTCACGGTCAATGTCACCTTGCCCTTCTCAGAAATGATATTCAACATGGTAGCAGACACAATGCTTGCCGTCTTGATAACTGTATTGATATCACCTGCTGTGAGCTTGAATGTGTAAATGTCCTCAAGTGAAGGAGCATTTTCAGAAGGCGCTGTGACTAGACTTTCATCGGCATAAAAATATTCCAACTCACCACCATTCTCAGAACGAATAGTCAAACTCTTTTCATTAAATTCAATATCAGGATTCTGTGATACAGAAATCAATGAGAGAAGCTGATTCAAATCATAAATGGCAAACTGCCGAGGGAATGTTTCCTCAACATTAGCGCGAGCCTGAATACTATTCACTGTGTTTCGTGTTGCCAACTTGTTGCCTGGCTTCACGAG